AGAGGAGTGACACCATCTAAGATATTTAACTCAGCAGCAGTACTGGTGACTCCATCAAGGATGTTTAGTTCCGCTGTAGTTGACGTAACACCGTCTAGAATATTTAGTTCCGTAGCAGAGGAGGTAACTCCATCTAGGATATTCAGTTCCGCTGTAGTAGAAGTAACGCCATCTAAGATGTTTAACTCTGCTGCTGTACTTGTGACACCATCAAGAATGTTTAGTTCTGCTGTAGTGCTAGTAATACCATCAAGTACATTTAACTCTGCTGTAGTAACTGTAGCACCGTCCAGTATCTCTAGTTCTGCCTCACTAATTGTAGCGGAACCTATAGTAAATGATGTAAGGATAGTAGGAGTAGTAAGCGTCTTGTTCGTAAGTGTCTGTGTACCTGTAAGAGTAGCTACAGTGCTGTCAATGGCTAGAGTAACACCAGTACCAGAAGCAGTAGAGGTAACACCAGTGCCACCCAAGATACCTAGAGACTCAGAGTCCAAGTCAATGTCAATACTAGCAGAACCATCAGTAACATCTAAGTCCTGTGCTGTTGTAGTTGAGTCTACATAGGCTTTAACGGACTGTTGTGTAGGCACAAGCACAGCACTGTTAGAGGACATATTGTCTTCATCTACCCAGCCTGTAATAGTAATGGTGCCGTCATTTAAGGAACCAAAAGTAGTAGTGCCTGTTAATGTTACATCGTTAATGTCTGCTTTAGTTGCTGATGCAGTTGCAATGTTATTAAACTCTGCATCTATCTCAGTACCTTTTACAATCTTTCCAGCATTGCCTGAAGGTAACGAATCTTTAGCTGCAAAGTTAGTTGTTTTTGTGTAATTACTCATTAAATTAGTCTACCTATAATAGCTTCTGTATTTAGTTCTTGTATGGACAATGCTCTGCCGTCTATTGTAGCGTCTATACCAATAGTAGCTACCTTACCTGATCCTCTAGCTTTTAGCTTTGCAACATCAATAACAATAGTTGCACTGTACTCTGAAGCAGCTACGTTATACTCTGCTACTCCATACTCAGCTATCAAACTTGTGGCTACAGTAAACGCTTGCTTACTGTAACCTTCTGTATAGTCATAAGCCCAGTTAGCTACTAGCTGACTACCTGACCCACCTATAAGAGTTAAGTTAATCTCTTTAAGCATCTTTACTCTGGAAGGATCACCAAAGGCTAGGGGCTGTGTGTAGTACTTCATTATGTAAGTGCTGGTGTTGTCTAAATATCCAAAGTATCTAGATACACCGGATACACCTCCAAAGTATAGTTCTCCTCCAACGTCATCTCTAGCAGCCGTTAAGATACCAGTAGTAGGCCATGTTGTAACTCTGTTACTCCCGTCCTCTAGTTTACTTCTTACATCAAAGCAGTAAACAATCTTAGCGGTTACAGGAAAGATTAAAAGATAAAAAGCATTCTCTACGCTGTATACAGATTTAATGTTACCTGTTTCAAGAGTAGTGTTATAAACAAGTTCATCTCTAATGCTTCTAGAGACATCCCCAATAGGGTTAGACTTTTCTTGTATAACTCTACCTAAACTACGGACACCAGAGCTAGATAAGAAAAACAAGTCTGAGCCTGTAGACTGTACGCTGTCTCTAGCTACACAGCCTATGTTTGTAATAGTGTCCTGTAGCGTCATAGAAGACGGTGAGGAAGCACCGGAGTACAGTAGGATGCTACGCTTACCAAAAATAACCAACAAGTCATTGAACTCTGCTAGTGCAGTAATTTCATCATGTCCTGTAGGCCATACAGATGTAACGTCTAAGCTACCTGTGCTGCCTCCTGTCCACGCATGTCCATTAAGACTATCGGACCAATAGACAGTGTGTTTATTGTTTACAATGTCAGCAGCCCATACTCTACCAAAAGCCGCTAGAGCCTCATTAGCCTGCGGTGGTGTGCCTGTAGCATGACCGTGGTTACTCATGGCTTCTAGTACACCGGAGCCAGACTCATCTGTGTATAACAGAGGCTCATGCGCTGACTGCCAAAAGTAAGCGTGGTTAGCAAAGTTTATAATCTTCCAATTGTTAGCTGATACTGTGTATCCACTTGGAGTTATGTCTGTAAGGCTAGAAGTGCCTGTAAATATCTTATTGTTTCCAGTAGAGAAAACTACAGTTGTACCACTGTAATCTACATACTGGAATAGGTTTTCTACGCCAACACTAGACCCTAAAGGAGTAGCACTGCTAGTTAGAAGATTGATACCTTTCCTAGCACCTATGCGCCCAAAGCTGTCAATGACTGCATTCTCTGCTATAGAAGCATAAGAAGCATCCTGACCTACAGGAGCATCTTGAGTATTAATGCCTCTAAATCCGGGAGCACCGATGTATATGTTTTCTCTTTGCTGTGCCATTATTGCACCGTGTAAATAAATTCTTCAGGATTCTTATATGCGTCCTGTGCAATAGCATCACTAAGATGTTTATCTGCAATGATAAAATAATCTTGTGTAGTAGTACCACCTGTCTCACCACGTTCTCTAGCAAGTAAAGCTACAGCGTTGTGTATTATAGCCATAGCCGGTAATACAGTAGTATCTGCATCAACAGCTAAATCAGGTTCTCTTGAGCACACATCAAAACGTAATGAGAATACACCGGATGGCTTAGGGTACACTCTTACTTTAGTATCAGCATTACTGTCTACTCCGCTAAACGTGTAGGAGTCTGGAGTGCCTGACACTTCCCCTGAGATATAGTAAGCATTGCTGAACCAGTTAGGTGTTTCATAATGCATAAAAAAGTTTGAAGTATCGTTTATAGCACTATATAGTTTAACACGTTCTCCTGCTCCTGTCAAGCTATATTCTGTAGTATTTTCTACTGTAGGTACAACCACAGTCTTTCTTAAAGTAGACCAATCATGTGAGTCCTGTACTAAACTCTTAGCATCGTTAATGTAGTCTCCTACCATTTTAGAGTAAGCTGTTTCAGTAACATCAGCTACTTCTTCTTCTCTTAGTCTTCTCAGTACACTATTCATTAAACTTAGGTACGTTGTAGCCATTAAATTATTCCTTTAAATAAACCCTGTGGTGCTTGATAACCTTGTAACGGCAACACACGTTTTTGTAACTCTGGTGCTTCATATCGTTTAACGTAGTCGCTAAATACTAAGTCAGTTACTGATGACTGTCCTGCTGCTCCTCCTCCTGAGCCTGCACCTCCAAACATACCAGTGCCTGTCCCAGCGCCTGCCCCTGCACCGCTGCCAGAGCCGTCACCAGTACCAGTGCCAGTACCTGAACCACTACCGCTACCGCCTGTTGTAGCACCGCCTCCTGCTCCTCCTGCTGCTGTGCCACCTCCAAGACCTCCTGTACCACCGCCTCCAGCACTGCTTCCAGCACCACCACCGCCAGCACCTTCCCCGCCAGTGCCTCCAGCACCTCCAGTACCTGCTCCAGCACTTATACCGGAAGCTCCTGACCCTGATGAGTCAGTAGAGGCTGTTTCTCCTCCTCCAGTGTTTATAGTGCTCATCATACCGGAGCCTCCAGTGCTCTCTGAAGGACTTAGAGCAGTTGTAGGAATACCAGATTTTTTAGTAGATCTAAAGTAATTACTTAAAGCAGCTACCCAGTTTACTACCCCTGCTTCATCTTCGTTATCTGCTACATAGTCATCTGGTTTTGGAGCATTAGGAAAAGTACTGAATTCTTTAGGACCAGAGCTTAACCAGTTTGATAACTCAAGCTGTAAATCTTTTTTAAGTTCAGGGTCTTCTTCTGCATCTATTGCTTCTTGTAATTGAGCAGCAATAATATCTCCAAGACCAGTATCTCCTTCATCAGCACCCTCCCCTGCGCCTGAAGAATCATCACTTTCTGAACTATCTTCTGCACTTTCTGAACTATCTGAAGAACTACCACCTGAAGCATCTTCTTCAGGAGGTACAAACTTCTGATCTATCTCAGGATCATCTAGTTCAGGTTCAGTATTGTCTACTGTAGTGTCTACTTCAATGTCAAAATCTTCTTGCTCAAGAGACTCTTTTGCTTCTCTTTCTAATCTTTTTTGTTCTCTATCTGTTTTTTCTTTCTGAAACTTATCAAAAGCTTCTTTACCTTTTGCTTGTGCTTTAGCTTTTTCATCAGCTAATCTTTTAGCTTCAGCTTTTTCCTCAGCTATTCTTTTAGCCTCTGCGTCAGCTATTCTTTTAGCTTCAGCTTTTGCAGCATCAGCTTTTTCTTGAGCTAAGTCAGCAGCAGCTTTATCAGCAGCAGCTTTATCAGCTTTAGCTTTAGCATCAGCAGCCTTTTTAGCTTTAGCATCAGCAGCATCTTTAGCAGCTTTAGCATCAGCAGCAGCCTTAGCATCAGCAGCAGCCTTAGCATCAGCAGCAGCCTTAGCATCAGCAGAAGCCTTAGCATCTGCAGCATCTTGAGCAGCTTTAGCAGCAGCTATAGAAGCCGCTAAATCAATATTATATCTTTCTTCTTCTGCTTCTACAGTAGTGCCAGCAACAGAAGCAGCAATGTTATTGATGTAAGGGTTAAAGTCTGGTGTTGCGCCTATGCCACCTGATGCTCCTACACTACCTAATACTTGTATGCTTGACATAGCAGTTCCCATAGGGGTGCCTAGCATTAAATTAAAATTTGAAGGATTTAATAATCCAGATTCACCTAATAATGTGTTAGCTGTATCAGTTATTGCTGAACCTAAAGT